GCATATTTTCCGTTTGATAGATTTCCCATTATGCGCTCGGATAGTAAGTTTTAGGTGTTATGAATGAACTTGAAGAAGATCCATCATTATCTAATGCTCTTAATAATTCATCCTCATATAATAATTTCATTTCTTGTCCACGTTGTGGTGCAAATTTAACTGCTAAATAATAAGCAAGTCCCGCGCACATACACGGAACAAATCTATATGGAACGTTTGTAATATTTGTGTAAGCTCCAACATCTTGAATTCTTTTTGCATAGTAATAATGCATTACGTTATTCACCTGATCTGATCCTGGTGTTAAATATAAAGTGATTGTAATTTTATCTATAAATCTTTGTACCCAATATTGAGTTGATTGACCTTGTGAATATTTAGAAGACAAAGAATTGTAAACTGATCTACTAATTTTAGTAAGTGGAAAATCTACAACAGGTACTTGTTGTGTATTTCTATATGATGCTTCGTAAATATCATCTGGTCCATATGTTATAGAATCATAGTCATAAACAGCAGTATTATCTGCATGAATTGCAGCTGTAGTACTATTTGCACCACGCGTACAACCTGTAATTTGATTAGAACTTGTATTAGTTCCTGTGTAAGTAATTTGTTCGGTTCCAATTAATAATGTTCCAGTTGTTGGAAACTGCCAAACTGAATCTAGTGTAATTGTAGTTTGAGATGCAGTAATAGCACCATCTAAATAACTAAATACTCCATCAGAAGTACCATCAGAAGCTGATCTATAAATTGTATAAACAGATTGACCTTCTACAAATGAAATATTATTGCTAGCCACTTCCCAATAATGAAGACCTCGGTTAGCCCACTCTTGAAACATAATGTTCAGCGAGCGACGAGCTGCTTTCATTTGGTTACCAGTATTATTGATAAGACCAATTCTTTCGTAAGACTCTTCTATAATCTCATCGATAGTAAAAGTTTTTTCAAAAACTGTAGTTCCTGAAGAGGTAGCCATACTTGACTCCTACTTTTCTATAAATAACGTAACAGTTAATCCGCTTGTATTTGAAGCAACTCCAACACCATCAACTATTCCTGTTCCACCACGTTGTGCATATAACACTCCGTCTTCTGGAAGATTTAATGTTTCTGTTTGATTAGCTCCAACAGTTACTGGGATATAAACTTGTGTGTTAGTGGATGTACTTACAGTTGTAGTATTTTCTAAACCATTAATAATACATGCTCCTGAACTTGCCCCAGCTTGAATCATAAATCCTCTTAATCTTGTAGGACCTGTGAATAAAACTGCAGTACTAACATTACTTGCACATATTACCGGTTTTACATCTGATTTAAATGCCATATTTTTCTCCTTGTATTAAGGAGCCCTTTCGAGCTCCTTAAAAAATTATTTATTAAGCAGTTGTAGAAATATTTGATAAATCACTAACTCTTAAAAAAGTTGTTCCATTAGAAAAAGCATAAATTGCTGATCCTGAATTTCCATCTGCAACAAAAAGTAGAACTCCAGTATTACCTACTGCGCTAACAGTCTGTCCTGAATTTTGTCCACTTGCAATTATTACTGTAGATGCATTGCTAACTGTGTAAGCAACACTTCCACCTTGTTGTGTATCATCAGCTCCTGAATGAGCATTTGAATTTGGTCCACCAATAAAGCCGTTAAGGGCTACTACTGGACCTGTAAACGTTGTATTTGCCATAGTATGTTCTCCTAGTTATTCCAATACCGTCTCTAGGCCGTCGACTATACGCGTCGATAGTGGAAAGTTAATGTATAGTGATTAAGATATAACTGAATTTATTGAATAGCGCAAGGGATACCTGCATCGAAAATCTACTTTTCGGATATATAGCTAGGTTTAGCTAGCTACAGAAAACTCAGGAGCGGCCATTTCTACCTTAATTTGTCTATGAGCTATTTCAGCTTCAGACATTTTAATCTGGTTAATGATATCACGAATTTTTTCGTCTATCTTAACCATATCAAGAGTGTATTTACCCTCTTGAACGTAGTGTTGCTCCCAATCAAGTTCTAATGCTCTCTTCTTTGTGTAAAGAGCTTGAACGTGATTTATCATCTACAACCTCCTCATAGGTTATCCAGCATTTAGATGTTGAAAACATCCTATTGCTGTCTTTAAGTAATATACCTTTTTTTCCTATTTTGTCAAGGATAGCTCGTTCTATACTTTCTGCACTATCTTCTGCTTCAATGTTAAAATCAGCCATGTGACCATAAGCTCTAATTTTTACTTGAAACAATTTTGTCATAATTCATTCTTTCTATCAGATTAATGGAGCCCCATAAAGGGGCCCCACTAAATAAAAAATGCTTAAATATTAAGCAGATCCTTGTGATCCGAAGATACCTCTAGGGTCAGACCAGCCGAAGCTGTATCTTTCTCTAGCTTTGTATCTAACGTTACCAGTATCAAAATCACCTTCCATAGCAGTTTTGATAGGTGCTCTTACGAACATCTTCATACCGTTTGGAACGTCAGTTTTGATAAAGAACGCATCTGTATCAGTTAAGAAATTGTTAACCACGTAACCTTGTGGAACCATTCCCATTGATCTGATTGCGTTTGTATCGTTATCAGCAGTACCAGTTCTTAACGCTGATTTCATTAATCTTTCCGCAGTGAATTGTAATTCTTTTGGAATGATTAATTTAACACCTTGAGCTGCAATTTTTAAACCACGTTCATCAGTGAATGCATTGATATCAATCAATGATTGTTCTAATGAAGTTTCGTTTAAGTCAGCTTGAGTTGCTAGCGTGTTGCTGAATGAACCAGCAATAGTTGGGTGAGAAGAGTTCACTAAAGAAACTCCGTCGCCACCAACATATGATGTACTAAACGCATTGTTTAATACATTCGCTGCAGTTACCTGCTTAGTGTTTGCCATAGATCTTGCTAGTGCTTTTGTATATCTAGACGCTAGTCTATCGTACAAGTTGTCCTCAATCGCTTCTTCAGTGATTGCGAAAGCAAGTGCTACAGTGTTATGAGTGTATCTAGCAGTGAAAGTCTCTTGCGCGTTGTCAAATACAACTGCAGATCCTTCCGGCTTGATTTCCGCGTTAGCGAATCCAGATAACATTACTTCCTCTTCGAAAGCTCTGTCTGAAGTCTCAACATCGAAAATTTCAAGGTGCTGATTCTCGTATCTCTTATATTCCAGGCCGAATAGTGCATTCAATCCTGGCTCTAGTTCTTTAACTAGTTGTCCTCTTGATATAGCCATAAATTATCTCCTATTATATGCCTGTAAATTGTTTATAGAAATGATTGTTAATGATAGCAGTTACTACTACGTTTGTAGAGTAAGTTGTAGCATTTAACTTTTCATTATTAGAGTCGTTTTTAGTAACTCCAATGACACGTAATTGAGCACCAGTCGATACTGCCAATTGCGATGTATTTAAAGTAACTTTAGATACATAGTTAGCTGAAGATCCAGCTGTATAAACGATATTTCCGTTTAAGAAAATATCCGCGATTGGTAGAGTAGACGAAGCTTGTATTTCGTATCTCTCATAAGGGTCGTCCGTTATGAAACCAACGATATCAGTAGCTGTATTAGAAGCTGCTAAATTGTTAGCCCATGTCGGTTTCTTAGTTGAAGCATTTGTATAGAATACTCCGTTAAGCGAACCTAACAATTGATCAGAGCTTGTAGCTACCGTAATGTATCCAGTTGCCGCTGCTGTTACTGGGTCATTTTGATAGATAGCTGATGAGCTAGCTGCAATGCCATATTCACTTAAACCTTGAGCATCTCTATTCTGTCCAACTTTGCCTATCGGTAATAAACCGAAAGCTGCATTTGGGTTAGCCATAGTTTTTTTCCTTGTTTAAGTTTTTATTTACTTTGTTGATATCACAAAAAAATTATTTTTTGTTCGTACCACCAAAAGTTACACGAGTCTGCCTCTCACTATTGATTGGCATACTTGGGTGCTGATCCTTGTAGACATCGTTGTTAATTGCGTCTTCTCGTTCCTTTGTTCTTTTTGCAAAGTACTCGTCACGAGCTTTAGCGAGTTCTACCGGTATCCTTGCCAGCGCAAGGCCACCATGTCCAATTACACCTGCGTATTTTCCTTCGTTGATCGTTGAGTAAGTTTCACCTGGATATTCATCAGCTCTCACTAATTCAAATCCTGATCTTAACTTATTCGAAACGTTTTTAGAGTCATCCTGACCTAAAATTTCAAGTCGAATCCAACGGTGTTTAAATCCGTCTTTTGGGCGCGGTGCATCCAAACTTGATGGTGGAGTCCAAGTTGTAGGTCTCTTTTCAGTAGCCCTAGTTTGGCTCGCACGTGGGGTCTTCATTTTATCGTTTTCCATATGCCTATACCTCCTTCGTGATATTTAATTGTTTCGCATATTCTTCTAATGGCACTCCTAATTTTTTAGCGATTGCAACTTGAGAAGGCGTGAGTCTCACAGTTTTGCGACCTGGTTTAGTACTTCGCTTCGCTGAAGCTACTTGTTGTACTGGTTTAGTCGTTTCCGTAGTTGCATTCTTATCAAATTTATGGGGAAACTCAAGTCTTATTCTTTTATCAATTTCCGCATAATATTCGTCCGTTTGAGGATCATAACCCTCATCATCTACAAGCTTCTTATGTATATCAAAAGCTGTATAAGTCATAGCTGAATCAGAGCCAAACCACTTGTTTTTAGATCCCCAAGACTCTGCTTTTGGATCTGGTCTAACTGCTTGTTCATTTGATCTGTTAAGATTGATTGCTGGAATTTCATTAGTTTGTTTTGGTAAATTTTCCAAAGCTACTTTTGCTTCCATTAATCTAGCCTCTTCATAACCAAGTCTAGCTATTTCTCTTTGAGCATCTACTTCAGCAAGTATGTTTTGAGTTTCTCTAGCTGCTGCAAGTTTAGCTTGTGCTGCTTGTAGTCCTGAAGAGATCCTCGCTTCTCGATCCTTGACACTTGAAGATTCTAATGAAGAAAATTGTTTTGTTAATTTTTCTTTTTCTTCTTTTTGAACTCTTGCAAAATGCAAAGCTTCTTCTTTTTGACGTTCTGCTTCTCTCCATTTTTTTGTAAGTTTAGCAATACGTCTTTGTACATCCTTACTATAATCTTCTAATTCGTCTTTCTGTGTCTTGTTCTCGTCGCTCGCATCTTGTGACGAGGTGCTAGCGGCTTGTGACTCGGTTGCCACTTTTGCATCACTAGGCTTCTCAGCTTTTGGAGCTGCTTCTTGTTCAACAGTTTCAAATACCTCTGATTCAGGTTTAGATGTATCTTCTAACTCAACATCAACCTCTGGTCCAGATGTATCTATGTCAACTGTCTTTGCGTTCTTGTCTTCTGGCATAGTTTTCTCCTATGGTTTATATATAGTGAAGTACAGATTCAGGATCAGGAATAGTTCCTAATACTTCATCGTCGTTTAATATACGAACTTCACCGCCTTCTATTGGTAGTCTTGAACCCGCATAGCGAGCAAAGATCACCCAATCTCCTTTTTTACACCACGGACCTGTCGGATATTTTTCTTTATCGTGATAGGCAAGTGGACCAATTTTTAAAACATAACCGCAGTTTGTTGCGATCCTTAATCTATCTAAAGATTCTTGTGAAATAATAATTCCACCAGATGTTTTTTCTTTTGGTGTAAATGGTAATACTAATAATCTCCAACCAGTAGGCGTTGGTAATTCATCAACTACAGATTTTATATTTTCTGGATTTAATGGTTCTTTAGTTTTTTCGTTTTTAGCTTCTTCTTTATACTTTTCTTCAAGACCTAGGTTTATCTTTGGTATTTCCTTTTCCGAGGTCGATAACGTTTCCTTTTTCATCATTTTGCTCCTTCTTATTTAGCAGGTTAGAGATTTCCTGAATTACTGTTTGGTAGGCGTTAGCCTGTCCTTGCATATACTTGTATTTTTCCATACTGTCAACTGTGCCAGATATCATAGCATCACCAATGTTTTGGTAAGAGTCTCTGATAAATTTTTGTAGTTTACTTATGAATGTTACAGCGTCCATAGTCTTTCTCCTTTGTTGGTTATATTAACAGTTCCACTTACGTAGAGACTTATTAATTCTTGAGTTTGGATCTCGTGCAGTTTTTGCAGAGGTCAATCTTTTCTTCATGCCAGACATTCTAGCACAAAAAGACTTCCTTCTATTAGCAGCTTTTGAACCCTTTTTCAACTTACTGGGTTTAGTAGTTACTGCCATTGATAATTTAGAACCAGGATTTGCAGCTCTATAAGATGCAATACCCTTTCTATTTAATCCACCAGATTCAGATTTACCTTCTTTTCTTTGCCACGCAGGAGTTCCACCTTTAGCAAATTTACGTCTTTCAATTCCAAATCCTCTTAATGCTATATCTCCCATTATATCATTCCTTTGTAATATTTTGAATAAGATGGGTTATTTAAAATTACACCATCATAAACAGAATTTATTGCTGGTCCAATATATCCACCATCTGCTGCTTTTTTTCTTTTAGTAAATGTTGAAACATTTGTAGGTTTAGGTCCTTTATTTCCTGCGGCTCTTTTTCTTTGAACAGCAGAACGTCTTTGACCTTCTGACATTGATCTAGCTTTAGCTAATGGAACACATTTTGGATAACCTTTTCTTTTTTCTCCTTTTGATCTTCCACAAGGAGCATAAGATCCATCTTTTCTTTTAGATCCAATATCTACCCATTTTTCTTGAACCCACTTACGTAAACTCATATTAATATTTTTTAGTAACTTTTCTTCTGTTTTCCATTACACCACCACAACCTTTTGCAATGCCACCTTGTTTATAATTAGATACCATTTTTCTTTGTTGTGAAAGACTTCCACCTTCTGCCTTTTTCTTACGTCCACCTGGAACTATTTTACCAGAACATACAGCGCTCGCGTACATGTTCGCGTACGCGCTCGGGTACACTTTAAATTTTCTTTTAGCTGCTGCTTTTCCTCTTGGGCAAAGTTTAGCCATTTATTTTTTCTTTTTTGATAATCCAGCTTCTGAAAGAGCAATTGCTACTGCTTGTTTTCTGGATTTTACAACTGGACCTTTTTTACCAGAATGTAACTTACCAGCTTTAAATTCTTTCATAACTTTTCCAACTTTAGCTTGACCACCTTTTTTAAATACACCTCTGCCTTTTAAAACATCAGCTCTAGTAACTTTTCCATCACCAGTTAAATCAGGGAATGCTTTACCACCTTTTGCTAAACCTACTCTAGCAATACCTGTTCCTCTTTTTTGAATTCCAAGACCAGCCATTATCTTTTCCCTTTCATCATTTTGCCTTTTTTCTTTTTAGACATTTTAGCAGTTAACATATCAGCTTTTTTCATTTTACCTGATTTAGTTTCTTTGTATCCTTTTTCTTCCATAGCATATTCTTTAGCTTCTTCCGCCATAGATTCCATTCCTTCATGTTTTTCAGACATGTCAGCATAACCACCTTTTGCTAAACCTACTCTAGCAATTCCATTTCCTCTTTTTTGTATTCCTAGTCCAGCCATTTTATTCTCCTTATCCGTTTTCTTGTTCTTTGTTTGATACCGGTTTATTTGCCATAGTGCGTGCCACCGATTCTGCACTTCGTCCCACAACGTAACCTCCCAGACCAATTT